CTACGAAGGTAGCGTCGTTGAACAGAGCGTAGTAGCGAGGCACGCCCGTCGCGGCAGGGTTTGGGAACGCCTCGTTGATATACCCAACCTCCTTCTCCAGCATGTAGGAGTACACGCCGGAAGCGCTCTTTACTGCCATAGAGTAGGCGGCGAGGAAGTCGGTCGGGGCAGCAAGGTACTTGTTGCCCAACACGAAGTTGGACGTGGCGTTGCGCTTGAGGGCTGGGATCTGAACGGACTGATAGATCCGGTCTTCCGCCAGCCGCACAATGTCGGGAATGGCAGCCACGAACTCGGTCGAAGAGTTCTGCGTGTAGTCCTGGAGAAGAGCTACAAGCGTCGTGTAATTCATAGCTGCCTAGTCCCTTAGCCCATCGGGCCGCGAGCCATCGTGCCCTTGGTCGCCGCACCCGTACCACGAATCTTCGTGGCCTTCTTGGGCGAGCCCTCATTGGCAACAATGGCGTCGTTCGGAGCCTTCTGGACATCCTTCATGGGAACCGGCTTCAGGTCATACGCGCTCGCGTCAACCGTTTTCACGCCATCCGGCGTCTTCTTGCCGTAAACATTCCCGCCAGTCTGGTTCATGGCACGAGCAATGTTGCGTCCGTGCTTCTTCATGTCCATGCTGGTCGGCGTATGTGCCTTGCCCTTCATAGCCCGCTCCTATCCAATGAAGATGGCAACATTACCCACGTTGCCGTTCGTAGTGGTGGCAGAATTGCCGACCGGGTTCCAACCACACAGGCTTCGGCCTGGGTTAATATCCGGTCTTGGATCCTGCAAAGCAACCGGATCGTTGATCGGGAACTTGCCTAGCTGATACTGGGGATGGTCAACGTCGTTGCACTCATCGCACACCTTTAGGCCAGTCGGAATCTGGTTCACGACTTGCCAAGTGAGATCCCTCAGATCGGCACGTTGATAACAACGATCACAAAAAGCATAAGCCTTATTGCCACGAGCAAACTTAACACTCATGGGTAGGACATCCAGGGCACAAAGCGCGCAGGAGCGCGATCACGATCCTCGTCTGCCGCAAGCTGGAACTGCTCCAGGTATTCCTGCTTAAGCATCGGAACCCTGGCCGCAGCCTCCGGACGCTTCATGGCGATCTGATAGGCGAGGCCAGCCACAAGACAGGGGACAAAGCGCACCGGCATGTCCATCACGTCAGTCGCGCTGGTCGCGTCTTGGATCCGACGCATCGTCCAGTAGAGGATCGTGTACGGCAAATCGGGTACTGGCCACAGCGTGAAGTTGGGGTTCACCTGTCGGTCCACGTAGATCTGAAGCGGACGGCCCGTCGTGTTCTTGTTCGGCAGGGCGGCGTAATCGCCCAGGCCAATACGAGACACCGTGTAGTCGAGGGCAGAACCGCTGGTGTTTACCCGGATCATCGTCTCGATGATATCAATCGTGTCGGCTGGCAGGGAGTACGTCTTCACGCCCGGCGTCAGCGCGACGTTGTGTTCCTGCACGGTCCAGAGGTTCAGGCCCCTGTTGGACCACTCAGCCGACAGGATGTTCAGGGAGCGACGCGCAGTCCGAAAGTCGTAGCCCGTGCGAGCCTCCAGGCCAGCACGCTCATACGCTTCCTCGATGAGATCAACGATCTCTAGATTCCAGACGGCTGTGCCGGAGGTGGTCATTTACGGGCGTCCAAACTTGGAAAGCGTGTTAACCAGACGAGCGCGCCTACCCATAACACCCGGCTTCTTGGCTGCCGCCGCCAGCGTCTTGGTGGGGATCTTCTGCCCAGCCTTCACGCCAAGGGACTTACGCAGAGCGCCGGGCTTCTTGATAGCCTTCTGGATCCACTTTGCGGCCATCTACTTGGTCCTTCCGCTAGGTGTTATAGGCCAAGCCTTGCGTGCTGGGCCAGTTTTCCTTTTAGACATCGTTGCCTTCTGAGACGCTGACATCTTAGCGGCAGCAGCGGCTGGGCGGCAGGCAGGGTAAGAGCGCTTGGACTTCTCAGACCCGCTTCGCCCGCACGGCTTGCCGGTCTTTACGTCCACCCACTTCTCACCAAACCATTTGCCCAGACCGCCTTTCACTTCTTCGACACCCTGTTATCCGGCCCACGCCAAGTGCCGCCCTTCTTCTTGTACTCCTTGGAGGCCCACGCATTCGCGTAGGCACTAGGGTACACGTCGAACTTGGACTTGGCGGCGCTCTTTGCTGCTGCCCAGAGCTTAGGATTCTGCGGCTTTACCCGCCCACCCTCACTCATGCGAGAAGCCTCAGACAGCGCAATCGCCACAGCCTGCTTCGGGCTCTTCACCTTCTGCCCGCTGGACGACTTGAGGGAGCCCTCCTTGAACTCCCTCATTACGGACTGAACCTTCTCCTGCTTCTTCACACCATGCGGCCTTTGGTCTTGCCACGAGTGGCGCAACCGTCAGCACGCTTGGAGGCAGAGCCACCGGCAGCCATCTTAACGGCACCGCCCTTCGCCATACGAGACGGGGCGCGTCGGGGCGGCATCGGCTCATCGCTGGGGACAGCGTTGGAGCGGAAGTTACGCATCCCCGGAGGGGGCGTCATGTCTTCCTCAAAGCTGCGGGCAGGCGGCATCGGCTCGTCCGAAGGAACAGCGTTCGAGCGGAAGTTCCGCATACCACGCGGCGGGGTCATGTCTTCCTCGTAGGAAGGCATACGGCGACGACGGTCCATTAGACGAACTTCCCCTTGGTCTTGCCCTTGATCTCAACGCCGCCGCCACGAGCCATCTTGGCGTAGCCGCCCTTCTTCATGCCCTTCTCGGCCTTGTCTTCCATCTTCTCGGCGCGAGCGATCTCCTTGCGGATCAGCTTCTTGTCCATCGCCGCGTCAGGATGAACGCCGCCACCCTTCGCCATGCCGCCCGGACGCATCGCGCGAGCGCCGAAACGCGGCATCTCCATCCCAGCCTTCATGTCGCCGCCAACCTTGGGCATCTTCGGCTTCTTCATCATAGCTATTGGTCTCCTGCCATCTTGATGGCTTCTTGTTCACACTCGTCGGTGCGGCGAAGCCATCCACGACCGAAGGTTTCAAAGGCCTTCAAGCCTTTATAGAACTCACGCCGGGTATCAGCGAAGCGAATAATAAGCTCCTTGGCTGGCACCGCGTTGATGGCAGACATGGTCTTCGGACCAATCGCCCCGTCCTCTACTGCCCCAACGCAACGCTGAAGCAGCTTCGCTGCCCGGCCCGGACCACCGTTCACGGCAAGATCAAAAACAGACAGGTCCACGCCCGGCGCTAGTTCGTCGCAGCGAACCTTGTCCCAATACCGGGTGCGGTACAGGTCATGGAGGTGGAAGTCTGGAATAAGGCGAAGCTCTTCCTTGCTCACCTCACGCCCCAGGTATTCCTTATAGACGGCGATGGTCACGCCCTTCATGGTCGCGCCACCAGGATCCCTGGGATGATCCGACCAGCCACCCTCGTGGTGGAGGACGAACTTCAGACAGCGCTCAAAGTTGTCTTTCACTTGTCCATGATCCTGTTCATGGCCTGGGTCTTCTCGCGAGAGCCAGCCGAAGAGCCGAAGTAGTAGGATACGATAGCGCCCCATGCGGTCCCCAAAGTGCCAAGCATAACCAGCATGGCCTCGCCCCCATTCTCGGGCAGGCCGTTGGCAATCATCCAGAAGAGTACGCCGAAGAAGCCGAACGTCACAGCAGCAGCGAGAAGCTTAGGCGTGTAGTCGCCCGTCTTAATCTCTCGCTCGCGGGCAGAACCCCTGTCTTGATTGGCGATGCGCTCTAGATCAACGTCAAGCTCACGCATCCGGATCACAAAGTTCTGCTCTGCCTGCTTTAGAGCGAGCAGTTGTTCTGGGGTGGCGTTCTTCGCCGCCTCGACCAACTCGTCCTCAGTGCCGTCAGGCTTGCCCAGAAGCGCCTCAGAGATGGCGCGAGTAGCCATCCCTGCCAGCGGACCACCTACGGCGGTGGCAATAGACGGAGCGACCGTCTTAACGAGATTGAGCAGCGCTTCCACTACGGGCCTCCGTCAGCGCGATGCGCCGTTCAAGATCGTTGGTAAGCCGCATCATGTCGGCGCGCAAGGCCGTCATACCATTGGTAAAATCAGCGGTCTTCTCAAAGCGAGTGCGTTCAATCGCCGCTATGCTTCGCTCCCGGTCGAGCGTCATGGCAGCGCGAGAGATAGCTCCTTCCCGCTCCACTTGTTCGATCCGGTTCGACAGTTGCTCGCGGATCAGCGCCATGTCGATAGTCGTACCCTGCGGGGGGATAGCCCGGTTATCCTGCGTGACGACCACCGCAATCCTGGACTTCAGGATGGTGATCTCGTTGTTGGCAGATGACAGGGAGGTCATCAAGTAAACGACGCAGCTAAACAAAATGGGGATACCAGCAAAGACAACCTTCTCGATTAACGCGCCCTTTGAGGCGTTGGCTGCCATCTGTTCCGACAACTGAGCCTGCTTGGCGGAATCAGACATGGGCGTTACTCCTTTCTGACTTCAGGAGCGGGCTTCTTCCCCAGGATTTTCTGAACGGTCTCGGTCTCGTAGATCCGAATCCCAGTCCAGATGATCGTGAATAGAGCCGCAATGCTAGGAACAATCCCAGCCAAGCTAGCTATGACAGTACCCACCGAAAGAGCATCCACGACATGCTTGGCGGCTTCTTGGGGTTCGCTCATGCTAGCAATTCCATGCCCGCAAGCTTTTGTTGATACGGCTGTTGGGGTCGCTGGCCGTCTTGGCAGAAGTCAGCTTCTTCTTCATGCCCTTCATTCGGGCACAGAAGCTATCCCTGCGCGAACCGCCCTCTGGCTGAGGAGGCTTCAACCCAGGTTTCCCTGGGTTGGCCTTGTTGTACGACGCGCGACCCTTTGCATTTAGACCACCCTTCGGGTTCTTACCCTCAGAGCGCTGCCATGCAGGGGTCTTAGCCATAGAAGACCACCAGCGAAGCGACGGTCGAGATCGTGGCGTGGATCCCGTTCTGGACCAGGATGCCCTCCCCAGGGAGGAGGACATAGGTCGGGCTGGTCTGGCTAGCCATCGTGTTGATGGTAGCCCGCACAGGACCGGAGGCACCGCCGTCACGAAGGACAACGCTGCCCGCCCCAGACTGGGGAATGATGTACACGCCCTTGATGCGCGACCGGGCGATGGCGTTGCCCGCTTGGTCGTTCACCACGCCAGTGCCGATCACCACGGCACTGGCAAGAATATCAGTCTGCATGGCGCAGAACTCCCCTTACCGATTAGGCAGAAGCGGGATTCTGGGTGCCGTTCGGAGCGCGCTGGACATACACCACAGTGATGATCGCACGACCAACGCCAGCAGCCGTGCCCACCGTGTAGCGGACGAAGACCGGCGTATCAGCGGAGGTCGAGGTCTGCCAAGCAAGCTGGGTCGTGGCCGTCAGGGTGCCCGTAAAGCGACCACCAGCCGTCGTGGTGACGGAGGGCAGAAGCTCAGCGCCGCCAAGGGTCGAGCCAACGGCGACCGCAGAGGTCGAGGAACCGCCCGGCACCACAACCTGATCGACCAGAATGTTAATGATCTGAGCGCCCTGGGGCAGAATGCCAAGAGCCGCGTCAACGTTGCCCGGAGCAGCCGTCACAACGCCCGTGTCGTAGGACTGAGTAAGGACAACGAGGCCGGTGTTGCGGCCAGGGCCTTCGCGGTTGGTGCCAGAGCGAAGGGGGCCGGAAAAGGTCGAAAAAGCCATAGCTTTTCTCGCACGATCAAGGCCCTACTGTCTTCGTGCGTGTCTGCCGGGACAGTCAGTAGAGCCGGGTTAACCCGGAACTGTCGGCATTATGCCCGTCTATAAAAGACAAGGGCAAGGGAAAAGGTTGGAAGGGGGGCCGAAGCCCCCCTCCCTTTTACGCTCAGGTCGAACCCGGCGAGCCGTAGATGCCCAGCGGATCAGAGACACCGAACGAATAACGCTCGCGAGCCTTGTAGCGCGCGTTGCCCGTATCGAAGTCACCGTCCATCGACGTGGCAAGCGGCGAACGCACAAAGTGCTTCATGCCGTTCGGCACATCGGTGGTCAGGAACCAGCCGTTCGGGTCGGTCAGGAAGTGGTTGACCGTGTAGCCCTCCGGGATGGAGCCGTTGGACTTCACCGCATTGATGTCGTTGTCCGTCGTGCTGGTACGGAGTTCCGTCTCCAGCAGGCGGGTAGCAACGAACATCAGAGCGGGCGGCACAATCAGCTTACGCGGGCGAGCCGCGATCAGCAGGCTGCGTTCGTCCGTCCAGGCCGCGATCTGAATGACAGCGGCCTCAAGGGCCGTCTCATTCAGGTCAACCGGCGTGGCCGGGCGGTTGCTGTTGAAGCCACCGGACACCAGCGGGTGCTGGGTGCTGAACAGAGTCACGCCGTCACCAGACTGGTAGCTGGTGAAGCCGTTGTTCAGCGGGAAGGCAGCCTTGATCTGCTTCGTGTACGCCATCGAGCGCGCGAGCGCCTTGGTGTAACGAGCGGACAGGCTGTCGTACAGGTTGTCTTCCATCGCCTCTTCAGTGATGGAAAATCCGTACGCAATCGTCTCGTGCGTATAGCGAGCGGTCCAGGCTTCCTGGCCGTTGTCATACGCAATCGCAGCGCCTTCGTTCTTGACGGGGGCAGCCGCGAAGCCCGAGAGCTTCACTTCTTCTTCAAAGGAACGCTCCGAGTTCTCAGTCTCGTAGATTTCCTTATGCTCCTCAGCGTACCGCTTGTACTCCAGGCCGAACAGAGCGTTCAGACCCGGAAGCAGTTCCTTGAGAAGCTGTGCGCGCGAGATAGCCATTGTTCACAGCCTCCTTTACGACACAGCCGTACCGGCAGAGCCGGTATTGCCGGTGCGGTGGAAGTGCGTATTGATACGCACAATCACATCGGTGAAAGCATCACCAATCTGGCTGGTCGTGCTGTTGACGAAGTCAACAATACGAACCGGCAGAGTGGCGGCGGTGCCAATGCTAGAAGCCTGGAGGCTCACACCAGAGTTGATGTTCGCACCGCTATTGCCAGCAACCGTCTGGATCAGGGCCGCATTGCAGCCAAGAGCCGTCTGGAAAAGCTGACCATTGGCCTGCACCTGGAACAGCGCGTCCGGGTCATCCACGACATAAGCCATGATGTCCGTCGCAGTGTTGCCCGCCGTGTAGTTCTGGCGGAACACCGTGCCGTAGGTCGGGTCGGTGAACGTGCAGCCCACGAACACGCCGACGAAGCCGAAGCCGCCGCCCGTGTTGGTCACCGTCGTAGCAGTCGTGGTCGCGTTGAAGCGCGCCAGTGTACCACGAGTAGAGCCGGTGTTCGTGATGAGCACCGGGTCGCCGTACTGGATGGTCACGTTGTACGTGGCCGGAATCGCGTATTCGCGAGTCGAGCCAGCATACGACTGACCGCCCAGAAGGTTGATCGGGCGAAGCCCATACGGAGAATTGGTCGAAGCCATTTTCCGCTACCTTTCTTCTAGGGGGATGGATTTACGGCCCAAGAGATCAGTCCCTGGGGCCACGGCCAAACGTGGTCTTCGATGACCGCTCCGGACGGAGAACGGGCATACGAGGATCACTCTCGCGCATAAGGTTGTTGTCCACGCTTTCCATCTGCTGATGCGCCATATTCCGATAGTAGGCATCGCGCTGACGCGCCACCTCTTCCGGAATCTTACACAGAAGGAGACCACCAACCTCAATGTTGCCCTTAAAGCGACTATTGGGGTCGGCTGCCAGCATAAGCTCAGGATGATCGTCTGCACGAACGGGCACATAGCCCTCGCGAAGCTGTTTGCTGACGTTGGTGTTGTCCGCAGCATTCATCATGCTGGTACGGACCCAGCGGAAGACATAGCCCGGCTCAGGCTTCGGGTCGGGCAGCAAAGAAGGAGGACGCCAAGAAGTCGGGCGAGCCTGCTGCTCGCGCGTTTCAAGGTCGCGGGGGGTGCGGTCAGCCATGACCGTAATCCTTCTTATACTGAGCGTAGTACTGCTCAGGCGTGAGACCGAGCCTACGAGCGACGGAGACCTGGGTCGGGGTTAGACGCACTGTGCGGGTAGTCTTGGCCGTTCGGGTTGCCGGGGCCACTACCGAAGATGCCTTTGCCGTCGCGTCAATTTCCGGCTCAGACTTCTGGAAGTACTCGGGGAACCGGCGCGCGATGCGCGTGTTGAGTTCCTCAAAGTACTTATCACTACGCGGGTCGATCTTGCTATCACGGATCAGCATATCACTGACCGCGTAAGCGTAACCCGTCATCTCTTTCTCAAGCTCATTCTGCCCCTCGAACCAGGGATTCTTGTTCGCCCAATCCACAACCTTCGTATCGGGCTGCGGGCGGGGCTTCGGAATCTCATAGGTCGGTTCGGGAACCGGAGCGGGCCTGTAGTTCGAGTAGCGCTCGTGTTCGTTCACAAAGCGCTGAAGCTGCTCCTGGTAATCTAGGAACTTCTCCGTCTCACCAGACTCAAAGGCTTCCTTCATCGCCCGCTTGGTGGCGGCGATGTCACCTTCGGCACGAGCCTTGGCTTGATTGGCAGCAAACTGCTCAGTGTTGCCAGCAAGCTCGCGGTACTTTTTGTTCTCTTCCGCAAGGCGCTCAGCCAGACGAATGGCCTCGTCACGCTCCTTGGCGGCGTACTCCTTCGCGCGACGCTCAGAGTGCGCCTTGAAGGAGAACTCCTTCAGACGCTTCTTCCACTCGTCGCGGTAATTGGAGATCTCGTCATCATTGACGGTGATGTCGTCGTCGCTGTCGGTGGCTTCGGGAGCCATCGGACGGCCACGATCCTCAGCGGCCACGTCGTCAACGATCTCAATCTCGAAATCGTTGTCGGCCTCTTCAGCCTTTCGTGTAGCGCTCATGCCCGCGCAATCCCCCTGGGATCCTCAACGACGCCCTCGACCGTATCGTCATTAATGATCCGGAACTCCCGGCCATGAATCTTGATACGAGTGCCGCTGTACGCACGGAACAAAACCCAGTCTCCCTCCTTGCACCAAGCCCCATCCGGAAACTTGGCGGGATCCTTATAGGCGAGCGATCCCATCTTTAGGACGAAGCCAACAACGGTTGCAAGAGATTCCTTCTCACGCACCTGTTCCGGCAAGTAAATGCCAGAGTCCGTCTTCTCTTCAAGCTCAGGAAGGGCGATCAGGAGCCTGAAACCGGCGGGATTGGGAAGCTGGGTTGCACCCCGAGTCTCTCCATCCGGCATCTTAATATCGACGTTAAGCATAGTAGTCCTTTTGCGCGCACTGTTAGGGTCGTGCGATACCCTGCACCCAGTATGGGTGATTAGTCATGCTGGCGAAGACGCTCTTCCAGATCCAGCAATTCCCTTTCGGCTTTCGCCAAACCCTCAATTACGCCGACGTGGTGGCGGTATTCTGCCCAATCTTTAGCTGAGCCGGTAGCCACGAAGTCAGCGTGTTCGTTCATCATGTCCCGGATCTTCTTGCGAAGATACTCCAGGGCGTTGTCGTCGGAGACCATCACTTACCCCTAGCCAGATCAGCGCCAGTCCGGATCGCGTCAAGCTTCAGCTTGGCAAGATCGAAGTCGCGCTCGTTCTCCATTTGCTGCTGCTGAGCCGCCGACTTAATCCCGGCGTTCATCCCAGCGATGCGCTCCTGAGACTTGATGCGCTCAATCTCAATCTGCTGCTGCTGCTGGCGCGCCGCTTGGTCAGCCTGATCCTTCGCCATCTTGCGCTGGATTTCGGCCTGCTTGTTCTGGGCATCCTGCACCTGAGCCATCACAACAGGATCCTGCATCTTCTTCTGCATTTCCTGCATCTGCGCCTCAGCCTGATCCTTCTGGAGCAGCTTGCCCGCCGCGTCTGCAACCAGCTTGGACAGAGCCACTTCAATGTCTTCCGGCAGCGGCGCATCCGGCGGGGGCAGTTCCACGCCAAGCTGGTTCTCAATCTCACGGCGATACTGGAAGCCGATATGCTCAGCGATGTGAGCCATCGCCGCAGCCTGGATCATGCTCGCCTGGGGAGACTGACCAACCAACTGAAGGATCTTGGGATCCTGCATCGCCGCCATGTGAACCTTAATGTGGGCCTCATGGTCTTGGTAGAGGAACGCCTTCACGGGCTTACCAGACAGGATCGCCATGTTCTCAGACACGGGATCCATCGGCTTCTTCTCATCCGTGTTGGGGATAATCTTGCCCGGATCCTGAATACCCAGAACCGTCAGCATCTGACGGTGAAGCTCCGGCAGATCGTACATCTGGGGAGCCTGCTGGGCTAACTGGAGCGCAGCCTGATACTGGACAACACGCTGAGACAGAGAGGCAGCATTCGGGTCCGTGACCGGGATCACGTCGATTCTGCCATCATAATCAGCGGTTCGGGTGGCCCCGAGATCCGTCTCGTAGTCGTAGTCGCCCTTCATGTTCTC